GGCTCCGGCAAGAGATCGAACACGACCGAGAAGGCTAGCGTATCGCTAGCCGACGAGAGGTCAATCGTGGCAAGTTTCCCTGTCACCGATCCCTCCCTGGCCAACCGCTGATTACGCGATTGGTCGGTAAGGTCTTGATGAGCTCGGACGCGAAGTCTATCTTTGATATAATCGCCGACCCCTAACTGCCAAAGGCCATTTAATAGCGGCTCGACGCAGATAGGGCGATGAGTTTTCGCGTTCTTTTCGACAAAGATCAACTTTCCAACATCCACCACGACAGGCACATTCCCACCAACCGTAGACCCATCCTCGTGAAGAGGGAAGGGTCGGAGGTCCAGGGCGTGCCGCCATGTCCAACTTGCCGTTTCCGGCAAAAAGGAGTGAACGTAAGGTAGCAGATCTTCGCTACACACTATGGGCGCCTGCAGCTTGCCTTCCCAGCAAGCCTCAGAACGCTTGATTGTTGTCGATGCTCCCGGCCCAAACCTGGGCTTGAGACGTTCGAGTGCAGGGACCGGACCGAGGACCTCTGCGATTTTACGCCGTGCACGTGAAATAACCGTGACGACGCCCCCAAAGGGGCACAGAGATCCGAAGTACCGATTTACACCCCGGCATTGCAGTTCAGCCTTAATGGAGGCTTCGACAGCAGCTTTTAAAGGGTCATACCCTAGTTCCAGGTCAGCATTCTTTGAAAAAAGAGCGCGGATCTGGACCACGGAGCGAAAGTCATCGACCTCGGCGCTAAAAGGCGTCGGGAATTCAATAACTTTCTTGTAATCTCCGGAATCGAAAGCCAAACCAATGGCTTCCGACCAGGGACCCCTTCTCCTAAGCTCTGCAACCACCGCGGAACAGAACACAGTATCTGTGTCCTTGGTTAAGGGAAAGATCCATCTCTCCCAGCGTGAGCTCTTACTCATAAGGAATATACCTCGCTAATAAGTTAACCATCCAGCCTTGAACACCTAACCTGCGAATCAAGGACAGCATAGCGGTCAATGCCAGGCCCAGGACCAGCGAAGTGGATTAATTCCACTGAACTGATCCGGACTGATGACATAGACACGCCACGCTGCCGAAGTTCGCACAACGCCTCAGAAATGAGGTTGATT